ACTTAAAAACGCAGAACAGCGCACCAACCTAAGCCAGCTCAACGATGAAATTCGCAGGCTGGAAATTATTAACCTGCAAACTGAAGCTCTGAAAAAGCAGGCAGAAGAAGCTGAGAAGCTGTTCAAGAAAGCACTAGGTGAAACTAAGTTTGGCGTAGCAGGTGAAGGCACAGTTGCATCTGGTTTGACTGATGCAATTACCAAACTCAAAGAAGAGCTAAACCCAGTCAAGCTGCAAATTGATACGATCGTCAATGGAGCCACTGCTATCGGCGACGCTTTTAGTACAGCGTTTGGAGAGGTAATTACTGGCGCCAAATCAACACAGCAGGCACTTGCTGATGCGTTCAAAAAGATTGGCGATGCTTTTATCAGCATGGCAGTTGAGATTATTGCCAAGCAGATGACGCTAATCATTCTGCAGACGATTCTTAATGCCTTAAGTGGCGGCGGTATATTTGGCACTGCAAATAAAAACTTGAGTGGCACTGGAGCGTTAAAGTCGCCTTCGGCTGTGCCTAGTCTCAAAGTTGGCGGTTATGCAGAAGGTGGCTTTGTTACCGGACCCACCAACGCCCTAATCGGCGAAGGCGGCGAACCCGAGTACGTCATCCCTGCCAGCAAGATGCGTACAGCAATGGGCCGTTATTCCGCTGGTGCTCGTGGTTCCAGTGTCATCCCTGGCGCTGGTGACTCCGCCACAGAAATGGGCGGCACTGCCACAATGGCCCCGGCGGCTATTGATGTTCGCTACACCGTGGAGCGCATCAACAGCGTTGATTACGTCACCGCCGATCAGTTCCGCTCCGGTATGCAACAAGCTGCTGCACAAGGTGCTCGCCAAGGCGAACAAAACACCTTGCGTCGCCTACAAAATGCACCCAGCGCCCGCCGCCGCATCGGAATCTGATGGAACTTGTCTACGGCAACACTCTTACCCTTAATGGGTTGTCATTTCAAAATTACACCCTAGACGCAAGCAACTTTTTACCGTTCGGTTTTAGCGGTGCTGTAGTTAATCGCCAAGGGGACAACATTAACGCTTCCCTTGTCTTTCCCAACAACGATCTAACCCGACCTTGGGCGTCGGAAGCTGTTACAGATCAATGGATTGCTGTTGTTACCGTGAAGACACTAAGCCCTGAAATCACTCTGTACAACTACACAGGGCAAGTAATGAGCGCCTCTTGGGATGAGACATACGTTCGACTGGAGCTTGGTACTGTTTTGGATGCCGTTGGGGCTGAAGCTCCTTTCCGATCTTTGAGCGAAGATCTTGTTGGTCCGCTTCCTACTAGCAGTGGCGTGCGAGTGTTTTGATCTAATCGGTCGCCCTTACCGGCTTGGAGCCGACGGGACCGGGATAGACGGTGCTATCGACTGCATTTCATTGGTTTACACAGTGCTGGGCCGCATGGGCATCGGTACGCCCGTGTTTAGACAGGACTGGTACACACTTCCAAGGCACACGGTTTTGCGTGATCTGTACCGCTGGGGCTGTCGTGTAGCAGATGGGGGCTACGATGGTGACGTGGTTTTAGTGCCGCAAGACAGCTGGGCATTTGGAGTTGTATGGGACAAGGGGATTCTTCACATACACCCTTTGACCCAAAAGGTGGCTTGGTCCCCTATAGAACGGGTAAACAGCGCCCACTACTTCCGTGGGAAAAAGAAATTATTGATCTGTTCGGATGCAGCGTTGATGAGTATCGCTGGTTTGTAGAAGAAACAACAAAGCGCGCACGCACTAGACCTGCACCATACGATCTTGTTCCAGAAGTAGTCAACGGCGGTTTCGGTATTTCGCTGCTTGTTAGCCTTGTCGTTGGTGCTCTTTTTACAGGTGTCAGTTATCTCTTAACACCAAAACCCCGCATGCCATCGCAAGATCGCGGCGGCGGTCAGCGTAATCTTGCAAGTCGCCAAGGTACAGAACGATTTGCCCAAACAACTGGCTTCGATTCCGTTGCTGATATTGCGGCTTATGGTGAGCCTATCCCTATTGTCTGGACCAAATGGACAGGCGAAACCGGCGGTGTTTTAATCAGCCCCAAGCTGGTGTGGTCGCGTCTTTTTAGCCGTGGTACTCAACAAGACGTAAAACTTCTTTTTGTTGTAGGCGAATCCGGTATTCAACCTCCAGATCTTGCTGGTATTTACATCGGCAACAACGGTCTCGATACGCTGCTTTCAAATAACTACGCTTTTTGGTGGAATACCAGCAGCCGAATCCAGCGATCTGATCTCAAGTACGGCACCCAAGGCGGTGCTCTTGCTGGTGATCAACAACCGCAATCCGATATTCTTTACAACCCTGTAGGCCCTGGAGCGTTCTGCCACGCCTACACACCAAGCAACAATACTCAATTCGGCATTTCAAATGCCATTCCAAATGGAACGCAGTATCGAGTCAATTGGCGAATTGTTTCTGTGCCCGCTGGACTTGAAACCAAAGATCAGTTATTACGCGACCGCGCCAAAATTTCCGGTTATGGAGTTGTACCTGATCCAGTTGTGGGTCTTCGTCAAATTGGCGTCGGGTTAAATTATCCACGCCGTCAAGGCATTGAAGGTGCAGCCAAAACAACAATTAACGCCGGCGTTGGCACAACAATTCAATTTGTTATCAGTGACGTTACTCTTCCTGAATATCTCTTTGGGGGCAATCCGGCCAACGTTTCTCAAAGCTCAACAGGCGGCGGAGAAGTTGAAGACATCAACAACGCGTTGAATTCCGAATGTTCTGCTGCTGATGATTTGCTTCAGCTAGGTGAAGACATCATGATTGGCGGTACAGTGTGGCGCGTTACCGGGCGTGAAATCCCTGTTTGGCGGCCAGGATCAAAACAGACAATTATATTGCAATGCATTGAAGTTGTCGATGACGCAAGAGTAGGGATTCCAGGAAATAGCAACTATATAAGCACCGGCCCAATTGTTAGAAATAACGAAGATCTAACTAAAGTAATTGGCTTGGGTTATTGGCCACTGACTCGCTACGCCTTTGGTGTAATTAAAAACACTAGGCCGTGCCACGTCACGCAAGTTGGCTTGCGCTCGAATGTATGGGGGCGATTCAACGGCATGTGTAATTTTAATGCTCTCCCACGAGGCGTACAAATCGACCGATGGGACGCAGCTGATGTGACCGTCAATACGGGCACAATGACGGAGTATTTCAAGCGCACTTCAGTTTTTACTGTGCATTGGCGCGAATTAGGGGCTACTGGCTGGGTTCGCACTAGCCAATATTTTGCGGTTTCAGGCAGTCAGCCCAGTGATCAGTTCCGTGGAATGAGCTTTGAGCACGGAGCAAAACGCGCACTGGAATTCCGCTTTGTTCCCATTCCTGCGGCCGTAACCACTCGTTTCTCGGATTCCACCACCATCTATTTACTGTCCGGGAGTGGTGATTTCAGCGTTAGCGGGAATGGAATAACAATTCGCGGCGGAGGCCAAGCTGTACTTGCTTCGTCGATCAAGGTCAACCCTCAAATGATCGAGCGTGGCACAACATCCTATGTTCCACCCAGCACAAGCACAATCCCTACTTCACTCATTTATCAAGGCGTTGGCGCTGATTATGCCGGTGAGTTTCAAGTCTGGGCACGTACCCGCACAGGAATCAACCCTGAATCAACAAACGTAAATGAAGGAGATGTATATACAGCCACTTTCACTCTTGCAAAAGGTGCCGTTCCATCAGCGGACGGTCGTGTCATCACAGTTCAAGTAACACTGCAGGTTATTCGCAACTCAAATGGCAGAAAACTATGGAACATAACTCCTTTGGCTACAACAATCGTTAGCGCTAGTAGCGGACTTGTTCAATGGGCAGTAGGGAACACGGTCCCAGACAACGTTGTAACAACTGTTCCGTATCAAATTGGCACACAAATATTCCCAGCTGGAACAGCGGCTGGTGTGCGTTATGTCGTTGGTGCCGTCAAAACCACTAGCACTGGTGGAACTGTCGTCAACGAAACTGATCGCGTTTTCGAGGAAATTACAGAGATTGCCGAAGTCAGCTATTACGGTTCACTGATTACACGAAGCTGCGACAGCTCTTTCGAGCATCAAATTACATACGTCAACGAAATTGTCGGTTTAGATAACAGCGCAAACGCGCCAACATACGCCAATTTGACAACAACTGGCCTGGCGCTCCGCTCACGTCGGAATCTTGGTGGTATTGATCAAGTCCGCTGCTGGATCAGCAATGGCATCACAAGCAGCAACAGCTTCCCGGAACTGGTGCGTTATCTGCTGGAAAACATCAATGGCGTAAGTACAAGTCTGCTTGATACGACATCGTTTACCACTGCCAGAGATTTTTGCGCTAGCCGCAAGCTGTTCTTTGATGGCGTAATCAGTGAGCGCGTCAATATCAGAACCTACATTGCCGAGCTGGCACCTTTCTTCCTACTGAATTTTGTGATTGCTAACGGAAAGTTTTCGTTGCAGCCTGCAATCCCATCAAGCGCTACACCACCGATTTCGCAGATCTTTACGGCAAACAACATCATCGATGGCAGCCTGCGACTGGAATATCTGCCAGCCGATCAGCGGCGCGATTTCCAAGCATTGATGACTTACCGCACACACGCAAAAAATCAGCTGCCGGTGGTGCGTACTTTCCGCACGCGTTTCGCCTCATCCAATCCAGATGTGCCTGTCGAGGCATTTGATATGTCGGCTTACTGCACGAGCCGTCAACATGCACAACAGGTAGCTCGGTACTTTCTGTCGCTGCGCAAGCGCGTCACCCACTCCATCCAGTTCAAAACTGCCCCCGAAGGCGCCGGCATTGCCCCCGGCTCTTACATCAAAGTTGCACTGGAACAAACAGCTGTAAGCAACTTCTCGAACGGGATTATCAACAACGATGGTTCAGTCATCAGTCCGCAGCCATTAGCAAACGGCAGCTACTCAATTTTCTATTATGTGCCGGGTAGTGACAATCTTTCTGCAGGAACCCTTGTCCTATCCGACGGTTTTAC